TTAAAACCCTTTGCGCCTATTTGTAAGTCCATTGCTTCAGCTTTACAATGTTGGCTTGATAAACTCCCTTTTATCATTTTATTCAATTGTGGTGAACGGTAGCCCGAACTAATTTCTATCGGTGTGTTTAAGTGAATTCTTAACGGTTCAAACACATTTTCACACAAAAGTTTTGCGGACGCAATTTGCGACTCGTTCATTTCGTTATTAAGGTTTCGTAAAGTTGCTAACCCTGAAGCTTGAAACTCTTTTAAAGTAACGTGTGCGCTTAAATTCATTTTAGCTTATTAATGTCGTTCTTAATATCTATTGCACGTGTAAAAAGAAGTTTCGCTGACTGCCATAAATTTACACCTTTGACTATGCGCCAATTTTCTGCAATTGATTGAATTTCGATACTTGCTAAAATTAACGCTAAAACTTTAGTTAACATTAAAGGCACGGAAAACACGGTTAAAACTATATCGTTTAATATAAAATAATCTATTAAGAAAAATAGAATAACACACAACTCATAAAGCAAAATTTTAGAAATTATTGCTGAAAGTTTGCGTGATGTTATTTCTTGTTTTAGGTGTTTAGCTTTCCATATTCCTGTAGCTGTGTCCGCTAAAATTAAAGTAAATAAAAGTCCAAGTATTCCAGCTATTGGTAAAAAAAACGAAAAAATAATAGTTATAAGTTTCAATGCTGAATTTTTAATTGAATAAAGTAATAAATAAAGTTGTAGTCTCATAAGTCTTCTAATGCTTCAGTTAAACTGAACGTTAAGTATAAAAACAAAGTAACACCTGCTAAATTAATGTAAAGTTCAGTGCCTTGAAACATTAAAGAAAACGAAGTTAAAAAACCCGCTATAAAATAAGCGGTTGCTAAATAGTTACTTTTCATCTATTCTCCTTTAAGTGCTTTCAACTCTTCATACATAGCTAAGAGCTGTGCTTCTTTCTCTTGTATTAGTTGCTCGTTTGTTCTTTCAATAACATCAACAAGTTCTTCAATATACATCCCTTGTTCGTTATAATATCCTATTTGTACTTTCATATTAATTTATTTATATTGTGTGTATTCTTACTGCTCGGATATTGAAGTTATTGCTCTTACCGTAGTTAGCTCGGCTACCATTAAAGAAATCCTGAGCCAACTGAAAACTACTACCACCTTCTGTAGAACTTGAATAAAAGCCACTAGAAACAAATGAAGTAACTCCTGCAATTCTACTTGTTAAAGCTGCTGTATTATAACACATATTTAATTCCCAAATTGAAGGTAAATACCAATCTGAAAATCCACCATCTGCAAAAAGCCTTGCTCTTCCTGCAGCATAAGCTGTAGTAGCAGCCGCTCCTGTTTGTGCTATAATTGCATTAGTATTTGTAAGACCATCTGAATAACTTTGAGCAGTAGCACCTATTAAAGTAGTTTGAAATGCCGGTATTGTATAAGGTAAAGAAGTAGATAAATTAGTTAAACTTGCAACAAGTGCTTTATTAACTCCACCTTGAACAAATACTGCTACGACAACACCACCACCAATTAAAGCTCCTATCTCTGTACCACCACCGCCACTTGCGTTTATTGTTACTATTCCTGTACCACCTGCAGGTGAAATAGTAACACCTGTTCCTGCAACAATTTGTGTAACTGCTCCTGCTGTTCCTGTAGCGGTTATTGTTTGATTAGGAAAAGTCCCTGTAATACTTATGTTCGTTCCTGCTACCAAATTTGGTGTTGCTGTGCCTGTACCACCATTTGCTACTGCTACAATTCCTGTAACGTTACTTGCCGTTCCTGTAGTGTTTTGGTTAAGTGTAGGAATATCTGCGCTTACAATAGCTCTAAATGTCGGAACTCCTGCCGTTCCATTTGGTGCTGCTAAAATATTATTAGCTGTCTTTGAAGCATAAGGATTTAAAGTATCTCCATAATTTGAAGCTAAACTAATAACAGGTGTTGTCGTTCCTGTAGCGACTACAGGTGTTGTTGCTGAAACTGAAGATACACCACCGGTTATTACTAAATCGCCACTACCTAAAATCGAATTACTATTTATCGTTTTTATGTTTGTGCCACTTACTAAAGTAGGTTGTACTGTTAAGTCACCGCTACCTAATAATGTAGTGGAATTAATGGTTTTAATATTAGTACCACTTATTAAAGTGTTTTGCTTTGAACCTATAATATTTGCACCTGTAACCGACTTTGTTACATAGCCACCTGCTCCGTCACTTTCACTAATTTCTACTAAATCAGTATTTGCTATTGCTGAACCTTTTGCGGTTAATTGACTAATTTTTAAATCTGCCATAATTTATTGTGTTATTCTGTTATTATTATTTTCTGTTATTCTTTGGTCGTTAATTTCTGTTATTCTATTTGTAATTAAAGTAAAATCATTTGCTGTAATTATATTACTTGGTGCCAAGTCACTACCTAAAGCATTTGTTGCAATTATTAAGCATTGAATGTTAGCAAGAGAATCAGCTAAAATCAATGAGTATGTTGATGAATTTGCATTAATTATAGGCAAACCGTTTCTTGTCCATTGATAAGCAAAAGTTATTGATGGATTGCCCGTCCAAGTACCCGTTGTTGATGAAAGTAAACTTCCAAGTGTTGTTGTTCCACTAATAACAGGTGCAATAGTGTTAGCAGGTGCTGAATATGTTTGTGCTGTTATAATATTTGAAGTTGCATTAGCACTTCCTAAAGTATTTGTTGCTGTTACAACACAAGTTATATTTTGTGCTGAATCCCCAACTACTAAAGTATATGTAGAATTTGTAGCGCTTGTTATATTTGTTACACCCCTTCGCCATTGGTAAGCAAAAGTTGGTGTAGGTATTCCTATCCAAGTTCCTGTTGTTGATGAAAGTACACTACCTAAAGCCGTAGCGCCACTTATTACAGGTGCAATAGTGTTAGCAGGAAAAATAGGCACTATTGGATTTACTACACCGTCAATTACTCCAATTCCTTGTGCGTGTAAACTTCCATTACAACACTTTATTGAATAGCTTTTTCCGTCTTTACATAGGCAACCACGTTGTCCACCTTTTGGACTTGTTCTCGAAGGTAAAGAACCCCAACTACTTCCCATTTTTTATAGTGTTTAGGTAAGTCTTTAATTTAACGATATTAACTTCCTTTGGTTTGTATGTTCTTAAATGTACCATCCAGTGTAATTGTTGTTTGTGTCAGGAAACATATCACTTGTTGAATTTGTGTTATATTCTGGAAACAAACTCGTGTTGTTGCTTATGTAGTCAATAAAACGTTGTGTGTAGTGTTGTGCTATTTGTGTTTCTTTTTCAATTAAAAAGTCTATTTCGTTTTTTTCTACGCTTGTTGAATTTTCCGAACTGTGTTTGTAAACTCCTTTGTTTGAAATCGTGTAAGCTGCAAACGGCAAATAATATTTCATTGCCAAATGAATTAACATCGGCTTTAAATAAACGGTTGTAAGCGTTAAATAATTGCCCGACAACGTACTTGCTAATATGTCCGCTTTTATCTTGTCTAATAGCTTCGTTCCTGTAAAATTTTGCAAGTCTGTATCTTGTGCGATTTTAATATATTGTATAAAATTGTCGGTATCTACGTTTCCGTTTAACGAAGTGTACTTTGTTAAATCTAATCGTGTTACTAAAAGTGCTTCTGCCATTAATTCTCTTTTTTATTTTTAGGTAAAAACCCTTTGTTTGGCATATCAATTGGACGTGTACTTACTAACTTTGGGTTGTTAATTACATATCCGTATTTTTCTGCCTTTTGTCCTGCAATTTGTCGCGCTCGTGGACTATTAATATCAATGTTAGTTCCTTCAAAACTTGCGTAAACTTGTTTATTCCAACGGTGGTGACAATTTCCACCGCCTTTATACAACCAAATTGAATAAGTGTCAGCACCTTTAGGTCCCCAACCTGCATTTACAACTTGTGCTTCCATTCTTATAATATCTTCTTTACGGTAAATCTTGTTTGCTAATATCATTTGTGTACAAAATTCACGTCTATTTTTAGTTATTTCACCGACATATTTATATCGTGTAAAAAATTTAACTCCGTCTATTAGTTCGTCTTGTTGACTTTTGCTATTTGGAAACGCTGAACCTGTACTAATCAAGTTTACAATTTTGCTTAATAAACTTTGTGTAGGTTCTTTACTCAATAGTTCGTTTTCTTCGTCGTCTGTGTCGTAGTCAACTTGTTTTTCATCTATTAATAACCAATTGTCTTGCGGTTCTTCGCCTAAATCAATTAACGGGTTTGTATGTGCGCTTAATTCTGTTCCTGTTTCTTCTGCAACTTGTTCTGCGTTCTGCGTGTTTTCCAAGTCCGTAAACTCTAAAGGTTGTAAAGTCTTAAAGAATAACTTTAATGCAACTCCGTTAAATGCTAATATGCTATCAAAAGCGTCTAATAGTTCTTCTTGAAATGGTCGTATAACCATATTGTCAAAAAGAATACTTGAATTTTTTAGTTCTTCAGCGTTTGAACTAAAGCCATTTGTTGAAGCAACTCCAAATAATAAAGGACTTGTAATATTGTGTCCTAACATAATTTTGCGTAAACATTCTTCGCTTAAATATGTGTAGTGTTCAGGAGCATCGTTTAACGGAATGTCTTCAACTGTTGTTTTTGATTCTGCGTTGTTGTTAAAAGCTACAATTACTTTTTGTCCGCGTGAACCTGTTAACTTGCTTAAAACTTTGCTTGAAATTATACTTTGTTGTTCATCCGTTGGTATTCCGTTATTAAAGTTTACAACTTTAGTTCCACTAAATCCGTTTTGAACTTCGTTAATTAAATAGTCTGCAATTTCTTCTTCTAAAAGTGTATAAGGAACAGCACCTTGATAGTCAGGATATGCGTAATATTTCATTCCAACCGAATATGGTTTAGAAAATAATATTTCTATTTTGTCTTTGCTATATCCAAAAGCATTAAACCTAATTGGTGCAAATTTTTTAGTATCGTCCCAATTGTCAGAATAATAATAACCTGTTATGTTTCCGTCTTTGTCGCATTTTTCAGCTCGTAATAAATTAACAGGAATATGATATGCTTTTAATATTTTGTCGTGCTTGTCGTTGTAGTGTACTTGAATAGCAAATTGCCCAAACATTTTTCTATCCAAAACCATTTTTCTAACGTCTTCTTTGTGAAATAAAGACATCATTTGTGCGTACTCGTTTGGCTTTTTATTAGCGTCTAATGCGCTAAGACCTTTTCCGTAAATTAATCGTGCTACGTTGTTTATAATAGCGTTATTCGTTGTTGAATTAGAATACCGTTCAATTAAGAATTGAAAGTATTGGTCTCCGTCTTCGGTTAAAAAGTCAACCCAATTTTCTCGGTTTGTTTCCGAAACTACAGGTGACGTATAAGCCGACAAATTTAAAACGTGTAAATTATTCATATACTATAAAATCATTTGTTGTTGTATTACTTACATATTGGTTATTGTTAACCGAAAATGTAACTAATGGTTGTGCCGTGCAAAATACTCG